CCTGGTACCTGGGCGTTTTGGGGCGGTAAAGCCCATAAAGAAGAACGACCTATCGAAACACTATATAGAGAATTACACGAAGAACTTGGCAACATACCTGCCGTAATAAAAATATATCCTTTACATCAATACAAAGCTAAAAATAATAGTTTTTTTTATAATACATTTATTGTAGTTACATATACAGAATTTGTACCTATATTAAATGAGGAATCATCAGGATATTGCTGGGTTGATATTGGCAATTGGCCAAAGCCATTGCACAATGGAGCAAAAGGTATATTATATAATAAAGGATTAGTAAAAGATATTCGTGCTACTTATAATATGGCTATATCAGAAAAAGAAGAAACTGCTTCTTGGTGGTGGGATCTTAAAAAATCGTTGTCTAAAAAGATACAAGTAAAATCGCTACAGCAATAATAAGTGAACAAAGAAGAATTATATGTGTGTAATATGTGACAAGTGAAGTATTAAAATACATTTTTCCTATTGCAAAACATTTATGAGTAGGACTTAACATATAACCGGTATAATCTATAGCGAAAAATAAAGGAAGGTATTCGATTCCATAAATACTCGCAAGAATTGCAGTAAATGCCGCAAATCGACTAGAAGATCCTAATAAAAAGCTGGCGGCAAATCCTATCCAAGCCCCTGAAACTATCGATAAATTATTATCTTCTAAGTAAGTTTTTATTGTGTCTGTGTGTTCTCGTGCATAATTGCCTAGCATAATAAGTATTGCGACTGTCACAAGTAACTGCCAATTTACCCATTCCACGTTTGCAAATGCTTGTTTTTGTGTTTGTACAATTACATCATCTTCTTTAAGTAATGTGAATATTAAAACAAACGGAATAACAATAGCAATTACAGTTAACGGCCACATTAACTGCATGAATTCCGCATAAGATAAACTTAAAACTGCCATTGGAATAATAACAGATTTTTCAAAGGGAGACCAAAGATAATAATGGTGAGTGCTTAGATAATCGAGTATACCATAATGTTTCCGCCTATCATCCTTGGGGGCAATGGTATCTAAAATACCGGCAGAAACAGAAACTCGGCCTGCAATAGGCAGTATACCAGCGATAGCACTTGTTGCAACAACAAACAATCGCTTAGACGGAACAAATACTGTTAATTTATTTAATAAAGGATAGATAAGACCATTGCGTTGCACATAAGCAGATGCAACCATTATACAAGCAAGGTATATCACATACCATTGATTCTTAATTAATAGGCTTAACGCTTCATTCCACCCTGTCATTCTCTCCCTCCAGTCTTGTTAGTATATTCATTAGTGAGCATAGCAAGATAGTACCCCTTGTGTACTGTATTAAAACTTATAACATATCTTTCATCTGTGGCGTTTATATTTGTTCCGTGTTCTAACCAACTCGGGAACAAATACAAATATCCTTCCTGTGTTGGAACATATCCTATCTCAGAATTGAATTCTGTATACTTGTCGTACAGTTCACACATCCTATATGGTTGCAAAGGATTAGATAATGTTAATTCCACAGAATCTTTAGGTTTTTTTGGATAATATGCACCAGTAACAACGCTTCCTGGGTGTCGATGCTCTCTTATACCTACATTCTTATTCATAATACTAATCCAACTATTACTAATTTGGACTTCTGTTAATCCAGTTAGTTCTGTATATTCTTCTAAACATTTTTCAAATTCTTTTGTTAATGAGCTAAACTCATCGTTTTTTAATATACTAAATTTAGGATTATACGAACTGACACCTTCTCCGTCGCCAACAAATAACGGAGGCCTTTCCATTATATTTTTATACTTGTCTAAATCTTCTTTAATTTTTTTAGGATCGAGTGGAATTTTAAATTCCATAACTGAGATCGGGAATATGTTATGTATTTTCATGTTTTACTAAAATAATTAAAATTGATGGCAACTCTTCTTTTTTCGTCTGTACATGATGTTCCACGATGTTTTAAATTGGCCGGAAATGTGACCATTCTATTTGCAACACTTTCAACTTTTGTACCATCTTCAAATTCGGTATAACCATCATTCGTATTTACATAAAATATAGAAGTTGTCCATTGTTTTATTTTTTCATCTGGTATATCATTCATATCAATATGAAATTTATTTTCAATTATATTTGATGTTTTCGTAAGTAAATTTGCTTTTATCCGATATACTGATACTGGTTGTAATATGTCAAGTATAGAATTTAATGGTTCCATATATGGAGAGACGTAAAGAGGAGAATTGTCATAAAATATATGAATGAATTGAAATTTGACTGGATTTTCAATTTCATTATCATAATCAATTAACGGATTCCAATACCAAGGAATTTGAAAAGACTTATTACCTAATATTAAATCAGTTATTTTTTTAAAATTATCTAAGGACAAACAATTATCTTCAATTTTCATTTAAATGGATCTCCAAGTGCCCATGCTACTAAACTATATCTTGTGCCTTTTTCTATTGGGGTAACTTCATGCAACACGTATGAAGGGAAAAATGTTCCTGTATTGTAGTCTTTTTTCATAAAAATTGGCTCTGCTTCTTTATGAAAAAGTGTATCACCTCCTTCATAATTATTTGATAAAGGTACAATTAATGAAATTTTTCTACTAGGAAACCCAGCCTTCATATCAGCCGATCCCGCCATATCAATATGCTTATTATAATAATCACCAACATTATATTTTAATATTCCTATATCAGATAGTTCTGTAATTTGAAAATTATAAATTTTATTAGCATCTTCAAAAGATTGGCCTAATTTTTTATTTAAAATTTCAGACTCAATCCATTTAATTTTTGTACTACGAGCTTCTGGCTTCTGTGTCAGATATCCAACTCCGGCCTGCTCCCATTGGTCATCGCTAATTGCGTCATCTATAATTTTTAATTCATCTTCATCAAATAAATTTGGTATAAAATATAACTCCATACCTTACTTTATCTTAAAGGCATACCCGCCCATCTCTGAACTATCTGCATTAAAAGTAATAATTGGGATATATATTTTCTGTCTTGATAACATTTGTTTTGGCTTTTCATAACCACGATTTGTTATACTTTCTGGAATATCTGTAATAAATTCATACATATCCCACCTCATAAAAACTGAACAAGGAAAAACTAGAAAATCATCACTAAAAAACCAAGCTAATTTTGCTTTCTTTTTTACATTTTTTTGGACTATCTGTTGATAAAAATATAAAAAATTCTGATATCGAGAGGAAGATGGATAATCTGGGTGATCAATATCATCAAAGAAAAAACTATCAAATTTTTGAGTCATCGAAGGTAGTCTATATTGCCAACATCCTTCTATAATATTAACCTTGTGTTTTTGGCGGGGCGCCCATTCTTTTAATCTTTTTAATACATTCTTATCTGCTTCAATAATAGTATGAGAATTTATATCAAATTTTTGTATAGCATTTGCTGAATAACCCATACCAAAACCAATCTCTAATACATCACCGGATGGATTTAATTTTTCAATTACGGCTTCCATATATAGCTTTTCCCATTCCATCATTACTTGCTCTTGGCCGCTCTCATCAGTAAGGATATCTTTATTATCCTTATCTTTTTTATAATGATATCCTCTTTCAAGATTAAATGAAATCATATTATTTTTTTAACCACTACTATGTACAATCCGTTCCACCAACCCTTTAAATCTTCTTCCGCATTTAATATCTTTTTCTCATATAATAATTTCAATCCTGCCTGAGTTATTCCTTCATTTGCGCCCTGCACGACTCCATCCCAATTAGCATCATCGAATATACAAATACAAGTATCGGCAAATGCCTTGCTATAATATAAAATTGCTTTTCGTGTTAACTCAGGGTCGTGTGGTCCATCATAAAAAAATAAATCTATGTCTTTAATTTCATCTATATTTGCATTAAATAAATCACAATCAAATATTGTAATAAATTTAATAAAAAGTCCTCGCTCACTATTAAGTCTTTTAAACTTTTTTATATTTTTAACAAACTCCTCCTTAGAAGTTTCGGGTAATTCTATATCATCTCTCATCGGTTGTATTGTATCTTGCCAATTATCAACACAACTTATTTTTATATTATTATTCAAAAGTGCCGCACATGCTGTGGCTCCGTGAAATGAGCCTACTTCAAAATAATGATTAGACTGTTTTGCTAATGCATTTATAAGGTTTAAAACACGTTGGGAGGTCAGTCCGGGAATATCAATTTCAACATTTTTATCTACTGAATCGACTAGTTCATTAGTTACTAATGTTATTTTTGGATCATATTCCATTCCAGATTTTTTATCATATACTTTATCGCAATAACCACAATCCCAACATTCAAATTTACATGTTTTTATTTTTTCACGCCAAACATTTATTGGAGCATCTTTTAAATTAGTGTCCTCTAAATATTCATTAAACGTATCAAATAATATTTCCTTACCTTCAGCATAATTTTTAATTATATGCATGGTGTCGTTTAATCTATTCGACGATTCTCTGCCGTGCATTTTAATTACATCGACATACTGTAATAACTCATCCCAATCTTCTCTCCATGGAGGGAAATCTGCTGTTTTTAATGGAGTCGATGGATCTTCGTGATCCCATTTTGGACAAGAAACTCTTGATATCGGATCAGTAAAATACTGAGGGCCATCATCTCGTGAATTATTAAATTCATAATGCTCATCCATCATAGGACAATTACCAAGACATCCTTCGTTTGCTAACAATGATAGCTTAACACCAGCATGTTCTTTAGCACGTTTCATTTCTTTTAACTTATCAAAATCACGCATTAGATCTCGATCTAAATTAACATAGTTAAACCCTGCTTCTCCCAGCTTCACTACTTCACGTGGCTCAGTAACGTTGCGTAAAATTGTATTTTTAATTTCTAAATCAGGAAATTTATTTTGAATTATTCTTGTTGCTACCCAATGAGTATGAGGAATAGTAACACTTGAAATTGCACCGGTTGCGTATAACTGTTCAAAATTACTAATCCATAAATCTAAATTTTGCTGAGTTGGTCTAACCAATGTATTATTAAAAGTTGCAGATAACGGAATATCTGTTTCTTTTGATAAATGAAGTGCCTGATCTATTACTGTATAATGATCATCATTAGACCTAAACACATCTCCCATAGCGTCTTGCAGAAAAGGAGGCATGCGACAAGTAAAATATACGTCGTATATGTAATCTTTGTATGTTTTAAGAAATTCAATAAAATTACTATATTGATTCTCTGTCAATTTTGGATTGAGCGGTACACTAAATATTTTGTTTATTGTCATGATAAGTCTACTCTTGGTGATGTGAACCAACCAGTGATATACATCTTCTCTCCTTCTAAAGGCGGATTACCTCTATGCATATGAGTAAAGCCGGCTGGCCATATTAGAGTTCTTCCAACAACTGGATCGACTCTTAGCGATTGATGAAGAAATTCGGTCTCACCCCCCTTAGTTGGAACCTCAAGGTAGGTCATATATGCCAACAATCGTTCTACGTGTTCAGGTTTTGCTCTTTCATGATGCCATTGATGAAATCCTTCAGACTTTCTAACCTTATGAATCTTAAAAATATCATTAAAAATTGGGCCTCCAAACTCTATACTATATTTTTCTTTATAACAGACATAACATTTACGTAAAAATTCAAAATATCCCTTACAATCTGGATACGGCAATTGGGAAGCTACTACAGGAGTTACAATTGCAGTTTCATCTCGTTTGATAAACGTATATTGTGGTTCAACCCAACCAATTTTACTTTCCTTGGAGAGGTCTATAAATGTCCTGTTCTCCTTGGCTATTTGATAGTTCTTCACGAACTCATTACATAATTCTAACGGAACACTACCATCAAATATTCCTATAAAATCTTGATATTCTTCTTTCATATT